CATATGATGCTGTTGTAGCATAAGATGAACTTACAGCCGAACTAGCTGTACCAAATATACTACCTGTTATTCCATTAGTAACAGTTAATGATCCTGAAATAGTTTGATTTCCTGCGAAAGTATTAGATCCACTTGTTTGGGCGCTACCACTTAAACGAGTCACTGTTTCCCATAAACGAGTGGTTTCATTATATACGGGTACATGATCCTGTTTAGGGGAATTTATATTAACTTCTACTGGTTTTCTACCATTTAATCTTGACATTTTCTATCTTAGTTATTTGCGGTTTCAAGAACAGATAATATTACATCTAATGTACTAGTTTGACTTGTACTTACAATAAAGGCATCATTTCTTTCTAATACTACTTTACCACTTAATGGATTTAATGATTCATAAGCAGGTATATATCCGGTGTTTAATAATGTTACGGTATCTAATGATCCGCTTTTTTGAAGCTGTACTGAAGTTGTTTTTGTAGATGCAGTTAAATTAGTAATTTGACACGATAATACGATCGTAGAAACATCTATATTTTCTTGATATATTATATTACTTCCGCTAACTAAGTGGGCGGTCATCAATCTAAATTTATTTAAAGGTATTGCCATATTCTATATTTTTAAAATGTTTCTAACGCTAAATTTAATGGTGTAACTTGCGCAGATACTGCTTTGTAAAATGTTCTACCTTCAATTGTTCCAGTAGCTTGTCTAATAATAAAATCGTTACCTGCATAGAAGTCCCCTGTTTCATCTCCAGATGTATGATACACGCGTCCTCCTGTTTCTTCTACTACTCTTCTTGATACATTGGTTTCTCCTACTCCACCTTGGTTAATGGGTAGTGCTAAGAAGTTAACTCCAGCACCAGCGTATGAAAAGTCATGCGATGTTGAGGTAATAAGCGAACCAAATTCTTGTAATAAATCGGCTCCTGCTACATTTACAACTACTCTTTGTATTGTGTCTATCACCACATCTAATAATTGTCCAACTTTGACTTTACCTTGCGCAGATACGCCAGTAAATTTATTATCGGGATCAACAATAATATACTCTTTAATATATTGATATGACTTAATAAAATCTCCTGCTAATGAACCACTAGTATTTGATATTAATGGAAATATAGTTATAGCGCCTTCAGTAAATGTTGAGCCTGAAGCTATCGGTAGAGTATAGATACTACCTGTTGATACATCTTGTCCTTTAAATAATCCTGATCCAAATTGAGAAGTTCTAGCTGCTCCTGGGACCAATAGATCGTCGCAAATTGCATCTATTAGCAAGCCAGAATCTGTTAATGTAGATTCATATCTTGAACCTGATGGTAAATATGAAGTGTTATAACTACCTGATATTTGTAACTTATCAATCATATAGTTTCTAATACTATTTTTTTGAGCTTTTATTATTAAAGAGCCATTTACATCTAAGGAAGCACTAACATTACTAATATTAGGTTTAACTAACATTCTTAGACCTTTCGATCTTAAACCATAATCACCAAATGTAGTGTTTGAGTTTAGTAAAGACGCTTGACCTCCTTCAATACAATATGTTCCTACTCTACTAAAGTTGGTAAAGAATGAAACCATCTGTGCGTAGCCTCTGCCTCTTACGCAAATACCAATTCCATTAAATGCTACCTGTGTATAAGCATCTACAATCATTGACTTAAGAGGAGAGTATCCATTTAATACCGAGTCATCTACTATCATTCCACCAGGACCATTACCGACTAAAGGATTTCCAGCTGCAAAATCTAATGGCGTATAAAATTTATCTGCCGGCGTATTAATTGCTGAGCAGTTTTGTATGTATGGTGAAGTTACAATATAAGCATTTGGTGAAAATGCAAAAAAGAATCCATTTCTAGGATCTTCTAAACTATCTAATACACATCCTTCTAATCTTAATCCCCAACAATAAGTACCATTATTCATTAAGAATAAATTAGAACCACTTGTTGCTGATGTTGGCCTAATTACTACGGTTCTTAGATCATCTCCCAATATCGATGTGTTTGATGGAAGAGTAACAGGAGCTTCCTCTATATAATATCCACTTTTTACTTGAATACTTTGTCTATAAACAGGAGTTACATTATTAGCCGCTAATGAAGCAGATGCTGCAATAGTAGCAGCCTTTATTGTTCTAAAAGGGAATGATAAAGATTTACCATCATTATTGTCGTTTCCCTGTTCTGATACATAAAATATTTTATTTACACTTCCAACAGTTCCTTGACCTTGCCAATAAGAAGCGGTTAATGCATAAGACGCAGATGCAGCCACACCATTAAATGATCCGCTAAATATTCCACCGAATGATCCAGTAAAAGAGCCAGATAATGGATAAAATAATTGTTTATTTTTTAACTGTGACATAATTAAGCGAATTTACCTATTGCGTATAATGTATCTGCTGAGTCGAGGACAAATCCAAGAGTTGTTGTATTAACAACTAAAGTGCTTGTATTATTGTTATTATCTATAAAACTTACTATTGCATTTGGATCTACCAAAGTTGAATTTACAAAAAATGTAAAATTTCCAGCTGAATTTGCCGGGAATCCAGTTGGAGCTTGAGCCCAACTTCTTGGGAATGTTACAGTAGTCGAAGACACATAAGATCCTTGTATCTGTTTATTATTTACTAAATAAGCTATTACCGAGGTATCAATTCCAGATTGTACAATTACATTTATTGAATCATTTGCAGCTATTGATGCCAGTGTTCTAGCTTTAGGTTTATTCATATTTAAAATATTTTGATCTGGTGATATTGCGGTTTCTAATCCGAATACTAAATTGGCTACTCCAAAAGTTCTAGTGGCGTTAGCCATTTTTTTATTTATAGAATCTGGTATTAAATATCCATTTAATGTGATCTTAAATTCATTTCTTACCGCTCTGTCTGTTCCAGATAAATATTCTAAGTTCTCTTGAAAAGAGTCTATAGACACATAAAAGAGAAAGCGCTCCTTGTCTCCCCAGTAGCTCCTGGATGCGAAGTTTAATGACTCAATAAGTTTATCCATCTGCTCAACAAAGTACGTCCAAACTACGCAGGAGTACTCTACAGTGACATAATCAGGAGTAACTGATACTACATATTTTGTTTCAGGATTTCTACTATTTAATACATTAAAATTAGAATAAGAGTTTCTTTTATTATATTTAGTTTGAAAGTATTGTAAATTATGTACTTGATTTCCGTCTAATTTAAACCCTAAATTGGTATTTTGAGTTAATCCTGTTCTTCTAAAAAATAGCATAGGAGCCATCATTTTACCATTTCTATCTCTTAAATAACCCTCTAATTGAATGTCCTTCCAATTTTCTTGGTTGCCGTAAAGTACAGGCACTTGCACGTCTGTATTGTTTTGTAATACAGATAATTTTAGAACGTTATCAAAATAATATTTAACAGCTTCATCAAAATCTTTAATACCTATTGCAAAATCTTTATCGGTATCACCACGAAGTGTAGTTTCCAATGCGCGATTGTGTTCTGGTTGACCAAGTTTTTGAGGCAGTGAAAATACTTCGTTATTATCGCTTGAGGCTTTTATATATGGATCCTCAAGCTTACTCATAAACTCTTTTCTATTAAGCGGTCTAGTTATTTGATTCGCCATTTATTATATCTTCTGTTGCGTAATACCGAGCCTATCTGGACTGGTATAATGCGTTTTTAATATGATTGAATAAGAAGATCCAAATTTATCTAATCCAGTTGAATAAGCGTACTGATTATCTTTTCCTAAAATTAATTGATTTTCATTGACATTATTTACTTCAAAATATAGTTCATTATACATGATAATATCACCTAATTCAGGAACTATATTTGCGTCAATTAAATGATCTTTAAAAAATCTAAAGGTCACTTCTCTTGTTAAATCAGTAGACGAATTTTGCCAATCTTGAAAAGTAAAATCACCCCTTTCTATTAAGCTAAAAATTAAAACTGGTCCTATGTATCTTTTCTCTGCAGATTCACCGTACACATTTGGAACAGTATCTGATAACATGACTTTATAATATCCAATTTGTTGACTAACTACATTCTCTACGAATTCCTTAGTCACTCCTTTAAACATATTTATATCTCTTAAAGAACCAAAAATTGCCATATTATCGAATTTTACATTCTATCATAGGAATCCACTTAATATAAGTACTAAGTAACTTCCTATATAAATAAATAACGGTACTTGATTTAAAGTGTTTGATATAGAATCATTTTCAGATTGTTTTCTTTCTAATTGTGATCTTCTACTCATATCTTCTAAATCCTGTCTTAATTTGTCTCTTAGTGATGATTGAGTGTCTTTTCCTTTTGCTATTAAATCTGCTCCATTTAAAGTTACTTCCGATCCTGGAATCGCTACTGTTGTATACTTTCCTCTAATTAATCCAAGTAATTCTGATGCTAATGCTAGTGTGTACTCATAAACCCACTGTTTACCAGGTTGATTAATTTGAGCATATGTCATTGATGCATAAGGAACATTAGAAGGATTAGTTATTAATCCTTGATTATTTCCGTATGGGCTATTTCCTGAAATGCTTGAATAATCACTCTTTTTAGAATATTGAATTTGAAGAGTCATTGCAACCTCTGGTATGGGAAATATTCTTAATTTATTATTGGTTAATTCGAAAGAAAACGCTGATCGTCTAACTTGATTTGACATCTCAATTTCTTGTATTCTTTGAATATCCCAAAATACTGGAAATAGCTGAAAGTTCAATCCAGGAGAATAACTAGCCCAACCAAAATTTTCAGTTGCGCCTTGATAGTTAATTGATCCTCCTAAATATGGATCATAATATTGATTAACTGCAGGAGTTGATTCATAGAATAGTCTTTGTATAATCATTCTATCTCCTTGTGATATAAATCCATTATTTAATCCCCATTGTTGTAAATCGTATACTTGTACACTAGCAGAAAGCGCTAATGAACCAGTACGCCATTCATTTAAACCTCCAACTCCTATATAAGAACCGTAGTTATCTCCAATATTTACAATCGAATTAATGGTTGGAACTATTAATTGATTATTAAGATTAGAAGACGTAGATGCACCTTCTAAAGAAAGATAGTTATCTTTAATCTTAGAGTGGTATACCTCTTCAGCATACACAGAAACTGCTTCTTCAAAACATGCATAAATTTGTATGTCTTGTAATTCTACTTCCATTACTGGATATCCAAGCTTTGTAGCAACATAATTAGCTACTTTTGGTCCATCTGTTTTATAACTTATATCAGTATCATAAAACCCAAATGGGGTACTTCCTGATATTGGTGATGGACTTCCTGTATATATAATTGGGTTAGACATTTATTTTATTTATTTACCGTATTCAACTTCTAATATTTTTCCAACTAAGTCTGATCTATGATTCTCCTTTAGTTTTATATATTTAATTTCATCTATTCTGTTAGATAATTCAATGGCGTAAGTTAAACCATTCATTTCCCCAGTCATGGTTTTAATGTCGGTTTGTTCATTATCACCATTTATTACTATTTTACCATTTTTACCCAAACGAGTAAGAATGGCTAACATTTCTCCTTTAGTTAGGTTTTGAGCCTCTTCAACAATTAAAATATCATCAATAGTTTTACCTCGAATAAATTGAACTGGTAAAGCTTTAATCTTTTCATCTTGTACTAACTTAGCCACTTCATTTTTATCAGAGCAACACTTTGATATATTTTCAAGTAAAGCTTCCATATAAGGATCGAACTTCTCACTCAAAGCTCCAGGTAAAAATCCTAAACTTTTGCCAACTTCAATTGCAGCTCTTGTATTATAAATACATGCAATCTGCTTCTTTTTTAAAAAATCTAAGGCCGCTTGAGCGCATACTAATGATTTACCGCTTCCTGCTCTACCTGTTACTATAACAATTTGATTTTCAACTATTAATCTTTTTGCTTCTTTTTGTTCTTCATTTAATTGTAAAGCGTTTATAGACTTAATTTCACTTTTTCTTTCGCGATTAGGTTCTTTCATAGATTGATTGAGCGTGATTAATAATAGCGAAGCCATTCCACTACATGTATAAATATGAGAGGTTTGAATATAAAAAAAGCCCAACCGAAGTTGGGCTCTCTTTTTATGTATTCTTATTTAAGTAGACTATACTACGTTCAAATCAGATACTACAACACCTCCATAAAACTCGGGTCTGATCATCGTCATTGCGTAACGAGTCATAATTCCCTTACGAGGTGTAAAAGTGGTAGGATCGTAGATCAATGGAGTCATGATCAATGGAACATATGGAGAATATACAGCGCCACACTCCAAGAATTGATTACCTCTAAATCCTAATAGGATGAAGTTTTCAAGCATGTAAGGGTTTTTGTATACTTTGTAACGGCTGTTTAAAGAACCGATCTTCTGAACACCGAATGCATATTTCATTGTATCTGCTGCGCCATCAGTATCAGCTGCGAATCCAGGAATTGATTCCAAGATTGTTGCTACTGCTGGAGAAACTACCATGAAGTTAGCACCGCCACGTAAAGTACGTTGGTGGATGATGTTAGAAATTTTCTGCAATTTGATACCAATAGTTTGGAACCAAGTCATTTGATTGTAGTAAACACCAGCGGTATTACTATCAAATCCAGTCTTAGCTGTATTGATTTGGTTACCAACTTTAGCAGACCAATACTCAACTACTGGAGCATTTTGGATTAACATGTCTAAGATTTCCAAATCAATCTCCAAAGAGATGTATTCAGACAATAGACCAGTCAATTCAGCTTCAGCATCTAAGCTATGGTAAGCGTTTAAGTCTTGCGCAAATTCTGGAGTCCATTGTGCTTTCAACTTACGAGTTTTAGCAGAGATGGTTTGACTCTTCATTTGTACGTTAACTTCTGGGATAGCGATCTGTGTAGGGCTATATGCGTTTGGTACAGACATACCTTGAGCAGCAGTTCTATCTTCGAAATCACCTCTAGCGTTAAAATCAGTTTGCTTGTTGTAGAAAACTGTCAATACGTTAGAACCAGTGATTTGATTAAAAGAAGCAGCAACTAAAGAACCAGAATATACGAAAGTAACTGTGTTAGCAGTTGAATCGTATTTGGTAAATTGGTTCAAAGTAGTAGCTGGACTAATTAAAGATCCAGAATTTAATTCAAAAGCTCTAACACCAAGAGTATTAAAGTTAACTAATGAAGTTCCAGGAACCGTTAATTTAAATAAAGAAGTAGCAGCTAAAGTGTTGGTTCCACCTTGAGCAGCGATAGATGCGCTATATGTACTATCAAAGTTTACATCAGCGAAAGTTACAGCAGAACCAGTAGCTACAGAAGCAGATACAGAAGCTGAGAATACGTTCAATGAATAAGCGAAAGTACCAGCACCATATAAAGCACCAGCTGCAGCGTTACCGAAGTTAGCAGTAGCAGTACCATATACTGAACCAGTTTGACCCAATGGAGATGCAACACCGTTAGCACCACCGTATTGGAAATCTAGATAAAATACTAAACCTGCAGGCAAGTTCATTGGTTGTACGCTAACGAATTCTTTCGCTGCGATTTGACCAAAGATTTTTCTTACCAAAGGTAGAGCAACTCCAGCCCACTGTTCGCCAGTACCAGGAGTAAAAGTAGCACCGCTCGCTTGAGCAACGTTTCCGTTTGTGCCAGAAGCTTCAACAATAAGTTGTTTAGCTTGATTTTCAAGGATCATCGCCATGTTAGCGCGATCGTAGTCGTGCAAGCCTTCTAAAAGACCTGATTTACCCCATTTTTTTGCAAGACGCTGAGCAACAGTAAAAGTTGCAGCTTGTGCATTTTGGGCCGACTCGTTTAGTAATGATTGTACTAAGTTTGCCATGTTTGTTATTAGTTTAGTTTGTTTTTTGTTTTTGTTTATTTAATAATTCCTGCCAATTTCTGCATTCTTGAGATAAAAGGATCTGCCTCAGTAATGTTTTGTTTTGGCGCATAACCCATTGGTTTTGAAGCGTAACTAAATGATTCGCTAAGTTGTTTTTTAGGCGCTGTGATTGATTCATTCAAAGTAGCAAAGATATTTTTAACTTCTTTTACGTTTGATGCTCTATCAAATGCTCCAACAACTCTTTTCTTTTGTGATTCGTTTAAAGATTTAGATTTGAAGATCTTATTCATGTAAAGTAATTTAGCATTCAAAAGATTAACTTCTTGTAGAGAATGTCTCATCTCTTCAACAGCTTTTTTAGCCTCATCCATTTCTTTTTTATGCTTCTTTTCTTGCATTTGATTCTTCTTTTCTTCCATCTTGTACTTACCTTCTTCTAAATCTTCTTCAAGATCGTCTTCTCCTAAAATTTCGTCAAGATCAACATCAGCTTCTTCAGCATCAGTGTCATCCATTCCTTCTTCGCCGCCAATAAATGGAGCTAAAGCTTGTTTAAGTTGACCAAATGTTAAAACGATTTCTTCATCGTCTTCACCTTCTTCAGCGTTGTCAGCATCATGATCGCTAGGACCACCCATGTTGTCTGCATCAGGCTCTTCGTGTTCATCGTCTTCCATGTCATCTTCAGCTTCTTCCATGTTTTCCATGTCATCTTCGTCAATTGAATCTTCGTCTTCTTCCATTTCAAGTTCTTCTAATTCTCCTAGAATTTCTTCTAATGTAGACTCTTCAAGATCTTCTTCAAGTTCTTCGTCAAGTCCTTCTTCTAAATCTTCGTCAAGTCCCTCTTCAAGATCTTCTTCAAGTTCTTCTTCAAGTTCTTCTTCTTTAATTGGAGCTTTTTTTACTTTTACGTTTTGCGTGTAAGCTCCGTTTTTGCTTTCTTTTTTTACTTGCTTTTCTTCAGCTTCATCTTCAGCTTCTTCTCTTAGAGATTGTTTAACTAAAGCTTCAACTTGAGGAGCAAATGTTTCTTGCAACGATGCTTTTGCATTAGCGATTGCGCTAGCTCTTAATGCTTTTGCGTCAGCGATTGCTTGTTTGTACAAGTCCTGCATGATAATAATTGTTTTTTGTGATGCGATTGCTTATTGGGGTATGAAAGCAATATGTGTATTTAATACGTTTAGCGTTATATTGTAGTATTTAATAACGCATATACGAATAAATATATGTTTTTTGTCTAAAACTAAATTTTACTAGAAAAATAATTAAAAAAAACTCCAATCTTACGGGATTAGAGCAAACTATAATACTGAGACTATAGCGGGGTTGTATTACGTCGGTCTAGAAACGCTCGACTTATTGTTCCTAAGGTAGACTAGAACAAATTATTTTATGCAACAAACTCCACTGACTGAACAGATAATATCTGATAACATTCTATTGGCTTTGTCGTACTTATCTTCTAATGCGACTGTTCTATCGAAAGATTCCTGTAAACCTCTATTTCCAACTGGTTTCATGTACGCACCATAAGTAGATGGCGTAGAAACAAAGTCCCAGCAGATCAGGTCAAGATCATCCTCAACCTTAACAATACCTTCACCAATAGGAGAGACTGAACCCATAGCTCTTGATGAGATCCCAACAGTTATATTTGCGATGAATAGCTCTTTTAATATATTTCCTGATGGAGTTGGTAGTATTTCTATCTTTCCGTAAAGATCTTTACCTTGCCACCAAAGTTCTAATATATTATGACTAACGTTTTTTAAATTAATTACCGCAGTTTCTGGGTGGTCTAATTCCCCTAATGCTCTATGTTCTGCTATTGGTCCAGCAATGTATTTTTCAACTTGTCCTTCTAAAATATCGTAAGGATAAATTCTTTTATTAGCGTTTGGCTTATCACTCGCTTGTACTTGACCAACAACTATCATGTTGCCACTTCTATTTTTAATTCCTTCATGTAAAGAAGTAATCGGGTGAAATAGTGAATGCTCTATAAGTAATTGTTTTGCCATTATGCTACGGTTGTTGAAGTTGCGGATTTAACGCCTTTTTGTTTATATGCTTGTGCAGTTTTTACACCTTTTCCAGTAGCGACTACGTCTAAAGTAATATCTTCACCTTTTTGATTTTTGCCTTTTATTACGTCCATAGATTCGTCTACTTCTTTCTTTTTATTTTTGTTAGACTCTTCTTTTAATTTATTAAAAAGCTCTTTTAGTTTGTCTTGTTTACTTACGAAGTTTTGACCACGTGTTCCAATGTCTGGTAATTTACCAAATATTCTGTCTCTATATTCTTTATCGCTTTCTGCTGGCTTAATATCATTGACATCCACTGCTTTATAAAAAGTTCCGTCTTTTTGCGGTATCAAAGCATGCATTTTGCCTTGATCTTTTTTAAAGGATTTAATTGTAGCTTCTTCATCTTCATGAATTACAGTATCTCCAGTTTTGAAATTATGACCATGTCTATTTGTAACAGGTTCAACTATTTTTTCTTCTGGTAACTCATCATTATCCATATTATACTCGATAATATTGGTTTGTCTTGCTATTTCTATAGGTTGACCATTATCATCTGTAACATCTAATTCTAAATATAAAGTACCGCCTTGAATATCTTTTACTATTCCAGTATCGCATCCAAAAGTTTCCCTATCTTTTTTGGGCAAAGGAACTTGTTGACCGTGTCCGAACTTATAATGTGTATCTTCTGTTAAGTTAACTTTTTTTTTAAAAAGTAAGTTCTTTAAAATGTCAAAATGAGATTCTTTCATTATCTTGACATCTTTAGGTTTACCTTTTCTATTTTCTGTTTTTGGAGCATTATCAGCTTTATATGACTGTTGTCCTTTTATCTTAGTCATTTGATTGTACTCAGCAACATGATTACCCGGCTTAACTGGGATCATTTGACGTTTAGCATCTTCTTTTTCGATTTCTTTCGCATTAAACTCTTGAAATTCTCTATAAGCGCTTTTATCATTTGTAATTTTCTTTGCTACTTTAGCGCGAAGTTGTATGTAAGTTGCTTGATTTAAATCTTTGCATTTAGAAACTTCAAATTCCATAGCCTTTTTAAATTGGTATGGATTTAAATAATCTATCATCGCTGTAACTTTAGGATCTTCTTGTATCCATTCTTTGATAATGCCTTTATTCTTAAGAATCTTTTCAGCATCTTCAAATGAAGTGGTATTTAAAATCCAAGGTAAATTCTGGTCTCTACGAACTTCGTATAAGAACTTAGATTCAGCGATCTTACCTTCTTTTAATTGTTTATATAAATCTATCGTTGTCATAGTTACTATAAATATTTAGTTATCTACCTTGACCTCTATATGCTTTTGGTCTCGGAGAATTTTTATTATATGATTTTTTTGGACTTCCTTTTTTTCTTTTTCCAAAAGTTGATTTAGAACCACTAGAAACTGATTTTGCCATGTTATTCCGCTAATTTTTTTATTTTTTTATACGCTTCAGCAACTTGCTCCTTTATTTTCTGTATGGCTTTTTTAGTATGACTCTTTGCTTCATACATACCTGTATTTTGATATGGCATTTCTTCTTTAAGTCTCTTAGAGTATTCTAATATCTTATTAATTTCGTCCAACTTCTTTCTTACAAGCTTAACAGCTTCATGATATTGTTGAGATCCGTCTCTTGTTCTGGTTTCTTTTTTAAATTTAGAATAAGACTCGTTTAAATTGGTCTCTTTCCATAAATCTTTATAAATAAATCCACCTTTAGAAGCTCTATTAGGAATTGAAGGCGCATTAGACCAATCTTCTATTCCAGTTTTATAACCTTTTGATTTTCCAGCAGCTAATTTGGGTTCTTTATCTTTAATCTTTGATATTTTAGATATAGGCTGTTTTTTCTTTGATCCAGGTAAATACGAATCGTTATTGCTTCCTGGAATTGTTCCTGTACCTGTTACTGATCCACCTAGATCTTCTTCGATATCTTCTTCTCTTAATCTCTGTGTAGCAAACTGATTAGAATATTCTTTTTTTGGATTTTTCATTACTTGATAGATTTTAATTCATCGATTAGATCATAGTATTGTAAAATTCCGTAAACAACTTCGTCTTTAAGACCTATATTTTCTTTTATTGGCTCAATTAATTTAATAACTTCGGTAAGTTTAATTCTAATTACTGGACTTTCTACTGTTTTAGATATGGTAGTAAGTTCTTTTTTAATGGCAACTAACATTTTGTTCAATGATTCCTTTAAAGTAGTTGTATCAGATATACTTCCAATATATTCTGTTAAAACTAGCTTTTGATTACTAGAAAGGTCTTCGTATTTTTCATTAAATTTTTCAACCAATATTTTATACGTCATCAAACGAATCTCTTTGTCTTCTTTCATCAATTCTTCAACTAAAGTAGACGGTACCTTCTTATTCTTAATGCTTTCTTTACTAATTTTCTCTAAAAGAGTAATTTTATTAGCTACTAGTTGCTTTGTATCAGCTTGATTACTATTTTGTGATTCAAATATAGTATAAATGGACGCGTATGATTTATAATGGTCAACTTTTGCTTTAAAAAAGTCTTCCAAATCATAGTTATGCTTGATTTCCTTAATCAAATTGTACTTTAGTCTATTTACGGTCTCATAATTGATCTTTTTATATTGATCAACTACTGTTGAGATTAAGATCTCAGCCTTTGATTCATTCAATTTAGGACTCATCACTAAAGCGTTATACAAATTGTATTCTTTGCCTAACTCAGTGTTAGTAAAGTACTTTTTTATTATTTTTACCGCTTTTGAATCTTTATTCCCCAAAAGGTCAGCTGTTGTTTGTCTTACTAAAAGCTCAAACAATATTCCGGTATTTCGATATTTGCTATGTTTCAAGGCCATATTTTCTTATGAGTTGGCTACCAATAAATATGTTATTATTTTTCTAAGTCTTCTATTATATTACTTTCGTCTAAAGTAGTAGATTGTTCGAAAAGTGTTACCTTTTTTGAAGGAAACATTTTTGCTAAAGAATCCCTATGTTGAAAAAAAGCAGCTTTTGTACTATTAATGTTTTCTAAATTCAAAGGACCACCTTTAAACTTAGGTTTAAAACTGTCTTCTCCAGTTTCTGCATTAGCTTTTAAGTCATAAGAGCCTAATCTGTCTCTACCAAAAGGAGAATCATCAGTTCCATAAGTAGATTTATATTTTTGAGGTCTTCCTGATATCTTGGTTGGTCTATTTGGATCAGTTTCATCGTATCCAGTAGGTACATCTAAATTGCCATCGCCTTTTCCACCATATAGACTAGCTAATTGATGAGGAGTACCGAACGCTTGACCTGTTTCTGCTGGATCATTGCCTTCTTCTTGTATTTGATTGTATCTAAATACTCTTTTTTGGTCTTCTACAATCATGTCTTCTAATTCACCAAATTCATCTTCAGATATTCTCATTACATTCTTCCACATATAGTCTCTTGGCAAGCTCTTAGATTCCATTGCTTGATTCATTAGGTCTACTTTCTCCTTCAACATAGCTATTCTCTCTTGATCATAGATAATAGAAGGTCCAGTTAAGCTTAATTGGAAGTTAGCGGCTGATTCATCAGTATAACCATTTGCATATAAGTGTACAAGAGCGATCTTTTTAAGTTCAGAAACAATAATTCTTTGGATTCTTTCAATCGTTCTAGCGAATCTAATGTCTTCTGCAGCTAATGTTGCTTTACCTGTTAAGTCTTTTTCATATCCCATGAATGCTTTAGGTATCTTTAGAGCAGCAAATAGCTTTTCTCTGAAGTATTCTACGTCTTCGATTCCGTTATAGGTCAATCCAGGTATAGTGTCTATCTTAGTTGTATCACCATTACCTCTAAAAGGAATAAAGTAGTCTTCTAACATGTTTTGCACGTTGTACTTCATGTTATATTGTCCAGTTTGAGGATCAACAAGAGAAGTTTTCTTCATCTTACTCATCATTCTCTGTACATAGTTCTCTACTTCAGCTGGTGGAATGGCTCCAACGTTAATATAGTAGGCTCTTTTATCTGGGGCGCGTACTATTCTATGAATAAGCATCGCATCTTCGATCAAAGTGTATTGTTTAAATAATTTTCTTGCTGGTTCTAAATAAGATCTACCATAGGGTAAGTAGTTAACGTCTCCAATAAATCTAAAGTGAGCCATTTCGTAGTTATCAAACCAAATTCCTGGATCTTGGTTGTTATAAGCTGACGTATAACCAGTTGTTGAACCTAATGCAGCGTTTGGATCATATTTAAATCTTACTTCATTAGGATTGTGTGGATTAAAACCTTCTTGTCTAACAATATTGTAAGCTGAGAATGGAATTACGTTGTAAACTCCGAAGCCTTCGGCGATCTCTAGTTTTAGATAGAAGTCACCGTACTTACACATATTTCTAACCCAAGACCACATATTAAATTCTATGTTTAAAACAGAATAAAATAAGTTTTCAAGTAAGTTTTGTATATTTTCGTCAGCCGATCTGATTTGTAATACTTCTCCTTTCTCATCTTTCAATGTAGACTCATCAGAAATAATATCTAACGCTGATGCGATGATAGCGTCAGTATCCATTGCATCATAGTCAGCATAAATTTGAACGCGAGCAGATTGATAGTTCTGTGCTAAATTTAAATTGACTCCAAAAGCAGTTGAAGTAGTGTATACTTTATGAAAACGATCAATTAAAGAGTTGGTTTGAATAACTCCAGTAGTTTGAACGTTGCCAGTATCAAGCACTTGAACCCCTTTACCGCTGCCAGTGTTTCTAATAATTACATCAGTAGAGAATAGTCTCCTTAATGACGAAAATAAATTATCCTTTTGTAGTTCTGCCATAATTTTTATTTACAGGCTATATAAGCCAAGTTAAATCTTGAGAATAATCTCCTCCTGGAGCTGGTATATTCATTGACCATGGATTCTGGTTTGCAAAACTATTGGTATTATACATTCCAGCGTCAGCTGAAGTCTTGCCAATGTTGTTCATTACAGATACAGTTAGGCTATCAGCCGCTCTTTTATATCTAATTGATGTTTCTCTTAGATACATCGCTATGGCAAAACACATTACTAAGTCATCATTGTATCCACCCATGGCTTGTTGCTTGCCATTCTTCCATATAAATACTCTTAACTCATCCAATAGTCTAATAGACCTAAAGATAACCTCTTTATTTTCTATAAAAGATCTCATTTTCTCAATTACATTCACTCTATTTTTTGTTGATGTTGTGAATCCTGGAACTAGTGAGTTATTGCCGTTGTGAACAGCTAGATAATCTTGAAAATCAGCGCTATTATCAGCTCTATGACTGTAGTGCATATTATTATATCCACTTTCAAGGACTGATTGTATTACATCCCATCCTATATTGGCATTTTCTATTACTAGAAGCGCTCTATTATATTTAGTTGCTATAGAAATAAGCTCATTAGCAAAATATCTTGTGTCTATCTGAGCTTTATATTCAGCTACTTGTGTTAAAGTATCAACGTCTATTACGTGAAACGCAGAATAGTCCATCCCGTCTCCTCTGGCAACGTCGGCAACTACCATATAATACTTCATTGGATCGGGATATTCCCATACCCATAGAGCCCTATCGAGTCCCTCTCTATTAATTGGCTCCTTTACCATAGTCTCAGCATACCAAGTTAAGATATCTGGTTCGATTACTGTATTACCCGATGTTGCAAAGTCACAATCACACTCTTGAGCTGCATTTCTTACTCCTAAATCTACGTCTTGCTGCTTTCTCCATTCAGGATCTCTTTCAGGGTGTACAGTCCAGGGTAAAGATATTGGCAAAAAATTGTTTTCTTGCTTTTGAGCTTTAGAATATGCGTTATGAAACCAATTACCAACACCGTTAGGCGTAGATAATGCTATACAACCTCCTCCAGTTGCCAAAGTCATCTTAGAGGCTGTATATATAGTTTCAATATTATCAATAAACGCTGCCTCATCTATCACAAGTAGTGATACGGCTTCAGAACGACCTGCGTCACCTGCAGCAGATACAGCTTTAATTTGAGAACCGTTACTTAATCTAAGACTAAGTTGGTTATTTGATACAGATTTTGCAATTTTTCTCATCCAATCTGGTAAATTATCGTAAGCAAATCTTACTTTAGTTACCATGTTCTTAGCAGTTTCCTGCTTAGTTGCAATTACAAGTACGTTTTTATCCCTTTGAAATAGCATTAGCCATAAAGAATACGCAGAAACTAGAGTAGAAATACCTAGCTGACGCGACTTATTAATTATGGAATCAGGATGCTTTTGAAATAGTTTAAGTACTTTTTCTTGGAATGGATATAGATCAAAGTATTGACGTCCTCTTTGTGGATGCTGGATCATGTAATACTTCTTCATGAAATACACCGGATCAGTAGCACATTTAAGGTACTCTTCCTTTAATCTATCTTGCATGTTTATACCTTCTGCAGCCATATTATTTGTGAGTTGCTATCAATCCTATTACAGCACCACTTAAAATGATATTTGCAATTTTTGATTTTTTGATAGACCAGTTATTTTTTTTGATGTCTGCTTTTAAGCCGCTAATTTGAATCTTGTAATTATGTCCTTGTTCAACATGCTTCTCAATAATAGATTGATAATTATCTTCTTTTCCTCTTAGTAGAGCAATAACAGTGTCTTTATTAGTTATAATATTATCTAATACGCTTACTAAACTATCTGTGTGAAAAAGAATTTTATTAGTTTTATCTAATTCTAATATATCAATTATAGTCGCCTTAGCTACAGGTATCGGTAGATGAGTTGTGTCAATAGAATACTCTTTATATTGATTTGCATATCTAATTAGAAAAAAGCTATCAACTTGAGTTGGAGTATAGGCTTTAACAAAATCAACATGTGAATTATCACTTTTTAAATCTTTAATTGTATTTTTTAAGCCAATAGATTGACCAATTAATTGTGTATTTACACCTTCTACTAATTGAATACTGGTTTCTAAAGAATCATTTTGTTGATGTAATGAATCTATGCCTTTTTGCAAAGAATCTATTTTTGCATCGTATGGTTTTGTATCAAAGTTTTTTGAATTACAACCAGATTTTAAGACAATTAATGCCACTATAGCTAAAATGGCGATTACTACAAAAGTTTGTTTCATAAAAAGTTATTTATTATAAATATACGATTGATCCTAATTTTCTTCGGGAAGCTTATTAGTCTTCTTATAATAAGTAACTGATCTTTCCCAAGAAGCGTAAGAATGCTTTAGTCCATAAATATAATACTCTTCTTTGCCATCAGCGTATTTAAATGCAGCTTCATGGATTGAGTGGGGTTTGGCTATTTCTCCAGGTAATTCTACCAAATGGATCTTATGGCCTTCTGTAGTTGTAATGGTTCTGTATTGCGGATTGATTGACATTTATAACTTATTTAGATAAATATAACCCAGTCTTTCGACCGGGTATAATTTATTTATCTAGTACAATTGATTATATGTCATTGATGCGTCATAATGAACATCTTCTGTATACATTTTAATTCCTAAATGATCTAAAGCCTTTTCGTATGATATTTTAGCAAGCTCTTTTAATTTATTAATAAAATTAGTAAAGAAATCAATAATTTTTTTAAGTATATTTAAACCTTTTTCTTTTACATAATTAATTCCTTTTTGCAATATATTATCTTCTAATAATAATTTGTTTTTAATGAGTTTATCCTCTACTAAAAGTATAGTATTAAACTCATTTATTAAACTATAAAGTTCTTTCATAGGCTGTGGCTTATAGAATTGTTGCACTGTTTTTGATATTCTTGTACCAGATGATTTAGTACCAAATTTAGGGGGACTATAAGATTCTGATACTTTTTTAGCCGCATTACTTATTGACGTTATATTAATTTTAGAAAAATCTAAAGAAAAAGTTAGTATTTTGTCTGCTGCGCCTTGTGATTTTTTACCAAACATTCCTTTGCCTGAAAGAGATTCTTCTATAAATACACGTTTAAAATTAGGATTTTTTTGTGCTTGTTGGAATATATTATCTACTATTTTATTTAGATCTTGCGTATTTTTATCAAATTTAAATATTAATTTTTGTAATTCCTTATCTATAATTTTTCGTAAGTCGCCTAAACCATATATTTCTCCGTCTCCGTCATATATTCTGCTTAATGTGCTACCTTCTTCTTTCGCTGTCTTTTCTAATTGATTAATTTGATCTTCTAATGCTTGTTTTATGGATTTTTTATAATCTAAAACGTCTACGCAATAATTAATTAATGCTTTTAATTGAGGCGCTGATGCGTCTAATACTCTTACTTGAGTTTCTCCATTTTTTACTGAGTAATTTACTTTATCTGTTGCGATATCTGTTTTAGATCTAGCTGATGGAATTCCCCCGTAATTAACCCATAGTAAAGAGGTTTTAAAATTTCCTTCGCCTAAATTTTTTGCGTTATTTAATACAGGAAGTTTTTGTATGCCATTAAAATATAATGAGCTTATATTATTACCGCCTAAATACGTGTTAAAGTATTTAGTTAAAAATTTAGAGTCTGGGCTATTTCCTCTTAAAAATTCTTTAAGAGAAGCTTCATTTTTTATCTTTTGTTTTAAATTAATTAAAATCTCTAAAACTTTTTCCGCTTCTGTTGAACCTCCTGTATTAGCTTCTTTTAATAATAATTGTAATATGCTAACTTTATTTACTGATCCTTGATACGGTTTAAATAATTCATGCATAATATATTCTTTTAATGATTCTTCTCCTCCTGTCTGTTCTGCTCCTGTTTCTTTAGGGGCTTCATTTCCTTCAGTTTCTCCGCCTCCAATCTCACTTTCTCCTTCTGGTCTAGTTGATTCTTCTGCGCCTTCTGGCCCTTTTGTTTTTAAGGGCGCTCCAAACTTTAACAGTCTAGTTATAGCATTCATCGCCCTTTCTTTAATACCAATATTGTCTAAATAGAATCTTTTTCCTGCTATATTAGCTTCGTATACATGAGAATCAGTTTCATTTGTGCCAGCAATTTTCTTTCCCATGTAGGTCATAAAAAAATATTGACCATTATGCAAAACAATTTTAAATGTAGTAGGTTTAGGCGCAACAAGAAATATAGCTGTTAGATACTGCTTATAATCTTTGCTCATCAATTCTGTTAATGCTACATTGAGTCCTTCGTACTTTCGAATAATAAATCCCATTGGATCTTCTTCAAATCCTTCAGGTTTGTCAGGTTTTTGATTTGGTTGCTTTTGCGGATTATTTGGATCAGCATCTGCTTCCAATAAAATTTCTAGTATTCTATTATTTTGTACTATCATGATTATGCTAATAAGCTATAAAATTCTTTAAAATGCTTAATACGATCTTCTAAACCTATAGTTCCACCATTTACACGTTTAGTAATAGAAGTTACCACTGCATCAGTTGCGCCTCCATCTGCTATAGTATGCAATTTGTTTTTATTAAAAAACCATGCTGCTGATGCTAATGGATATTTAGTAGCTACTAATGCTGGATCAGCGTTAACGTCTTCTTTAACAGATTTAAAAAACGCTTGATAATTAGTCTTTCCAGTCAATTGAATGAATCCTCTACCGCAGTATTTTGCTCCATCTCCAGAAGCTTCATCTCCATTACCCATTCTATTTGAATACACTACATTGGCAATTTTTTCTGGCTTTCTTTCGTACAATTTTGCTTTTGCTTCAGTAGGAAAATACTTTTTAAATATTCCCATTAAGCCTTTTGCAGAATAATTTAAATTTTCTTTGGTCAATTTAAATCCACCTGATTCGTGTCCGCATTGCGACAAGAAATGTGCTAATCTTAAAGCTGTATTAATTTCAAACTTCTCCTGTACTTCAGGAATCTGCGCAATAACGCTGTCAGGAACGTGCCCTTTAAGCTTTGATAAATCCATATTATTTATGCTTTATATTTTTTGCGAACTGAGCCATGTGTCTTAAATGAGGATTTTCGCTATGTGTTGCCTTATTTAGTTTGGCCGCTGGTATTTTTTTATCTTTTGCAACATGAAGTGCAGTATGTAAATCTCCTTTATGAGCAGGATTTATTGCTTTTTGAATAAATTTAGCTGGTTTCTTTTTAGTTTCCATCATTCTAGATAAACTCATATCTTCTTCAGGCTCTTCATCTCCTTGTTCATCTTCAAAATAGAAACCGTCATTTGCTTGTTCGATATAGGTTTCTGATTTTGTAATATGATCTGCTACCCAAGCTGGAACTTCTCTTTCTTCTGTTCCTAATTTAGATAACAATTCTGTAGCAGATTTAATGATGGTTTCAAGGTTTTTTTGCGCCATGAATACTTCGTGTTTTTCTTCTTCTAGATCTTGTGTTTCTTGCATATATCCACACTCTTTACACATTTCGTCTTCATACATCATAGGATATTTGCAATTTTCACAGAAATATTCATTTTCTTCAGAATGAGGTTCGTATGCTTTCATTCCTATTCGCACATCATTTTCTCCACCATTAATACGGTTTTTAATTGGTAATTGAGGACGTCCAAATTCTTTAAGAAGAGCCAATTTTAATTTTGTACTATTTTTCATGCTTATTATATTGATATAAATATTATCTATTCTTTATTTTTAGATTTACTTGCTCTTTTCCAAAGACCTTTATCAGCTTTTCTTGCTCCTCCTTTACCAGTTACAAAAGAATTTACTCTTGCCATTGCCCATTGATGTTGAGTCACTCCCGGTCTATGACCTGTTTTAAAAGCAGCTAATCCTTTATCGTATACTCCGCGTAAAATAGTCTTAGATATACCGGTAGCCTTAGCTTTATTCGACAAAGCTTTATCTTCATCTCCTTCATTAACGCTTTTTCCAAATCTTTTTTCGTAAGCTGTAGTTGCTGTGCTTTTTTTAGTGGGATAAGGTTTCTTTTTTGCTTTATCCGAATAGTCTGCATCCCATTTTTCGTAAGCTGCAGGATCATTGTCGCTTAATTTAGCCGCTTTATCTATATCTTTTTTCATCGCAGTCTTATTTTTAGTAAGATATGCTTTATTTAGTTTTCTACCCTCAGGAGTTCTTTCCTCTCCTAATACCTCTTTTAAAATAGATAATAATTTCATTACTTAATATTTTTTCCTGCTTTAACTGCTTGTTTATACGCTTTTGATCCTTTTTTTGCTGGTGCTTCACCTCTAGCTTTTTTTGCTCTAATGTTTGCCCATAAACCTAGTTTCTCTTCATTTTTAGGTAAAAATTCACCTGTTTTTGGAGAATTATCATGACCGCATTTATGACAAATGAAAGGATCTTTACCTCCATCTGATAAACTCCAAGTCCAACCGCAATTTTGGCATGTAACTTTTCCTAAAATTTCCTTTAATATATTAGTTAACTTTACCATGCTTCACAACTCCAATAATTTGCTTTTGTTTTAGGTCCTGGATTTTCACAGTGATGCCTTGCTCTATAAGATTTTCTATGTTTGGGTAAGTGCTTTTTTATCGCTACTCCTTTTTGACCAAAATTAACTTTAATTACATTACCTTTTGCATTTTTAACATAAACAGATCTTTTCTTAGGTCCATCAGGGGTTAAAAATGGTTTGCTTAAGGTAACTGTTTTACCGTGGTATTTAGCTTCTTCTAGATTTCCCCAATTTTCTTTTAGGTATTCAGCTAAACATTGAGGACAAAAGTGTTCAGTCTCAATCATTATATTAAATTAATCAATTTATACTTAGTAGATTCTATTAATGCCATAATCTCATCAACTTGATTTTGTATATAAGAGTCTTGAGTTATTCTCTGTCTTTTTAATTCAACATATTTTGACAATCCATCGAAATACATTTTATAACTTCCGTCTTCTCTTACAATCCCTGATATTTTATATCCGTAAATAATTCCATATTTACCTTGATAAGATTCTACTAAACTATCTACTAAATCAATAATTTCATCGTAATATGTGTTTAGAGCCATGTGAGCAGAAAAAGATCCTACATTTTGAGCTTGCCAATGATATACATGGGCTTGATTTCTAGATGCTAATAAAGTTGATACAAATTCTGCTATCGCTTGTGGATTTTCTTCCATAATATTATTTCTTTTTATCTATTTTATCTTCTTTGGCTGGCTTCTTTGATTTTTCAACTCTTTCAAGTTTATCCATTAAATCATCAATCTGATGCGCTAATTTAGCAATATGTTCTTTATGTGTGCGAGAATTTTTTGGATCTTCTTTCGCCATATCTACGTGTGTCTTTCTCTTTTTCTCTAATGCGTCAATTGCGCTAGTGATTTTACTAGAAACATGAGCTTTCTTTTCTTCCAACTCTTCTAATTGTTTCATATGACCAGCATGTAATCCTTCTGCTACTTTAGTGGCCTCTTCTTGACTTGGATATATGCCATGAATTTCTTCTGCTGTAATAGAATGAGCTCTTAAACCATCCATAGGATTGATTTCTTTTACCATTCCTGCAACCGTACAACCTCTGTAAGGTTTAATTGCTGCGTGAATTTCTCCTATTTTATTTTCGTACTTTGCTTTTTTCTTAGATCCAGAAGGATTTTTTGCATGTAATGCAGCTGCGACTCCCATTTCTGCGCGTTTTTCTTTGCTTTTACCTTTGAATTGAGGCGCGTCTGATTTTTGAAAGTCTTTTACGACGGTTCCTATAGGAGTTTTTTTTGTGATTGGCATTTTGCGTAATTTACTTATAAATATGTCTCTTTCTGTTCTTTTATCCATTGTTTAACCTCATCATACATCTTAGTTTTATCTACTTCTGACCAACTTTCTACATCTCCTGATTCTGAAACATAGCTATC